TCTCCATGATGTCGGCGACCAACCCCGACCCCAGCCGCGAGATCAGCCGCGGTTCGATCCCGTCGAGCGTCATCGTGACGAGCTGGCGGGGTCCGCCGGTATATGCCCCATATCCAAGAGTTTCATTGTAGCCGCGTCCCTTATCGGTGCCTTCAGCGTGGCCGATCAGGTCGAGCATGCCACCGGATGCCGTCTCACGGGCACCGCGATTGCGGATCGCTGCCGTCGCTTGCTGGTGCAGTCCGTTGGCGTATTCGATTTCCGACATGGTCGTCGCCTTCGTCATGGCGACGCGCCAGGCCTCATCAGCCTTGCGAAGGCTGTCCAGGGTGCGCAGTTCTCCGACGAGTTCGGGAATTTCACCCTTCAGCGCGCGGATCGCGCCGGCAAAGCTGTCGATCCCGGACATGCCGTTGCGCGCGGCGTTTCCGGTCTCGCTCAATGCTTCATTCAGGTTTTCGACCTTGGGGCTCGCGTCATCGGCCTGCTTGCCTGTCTCACTGATCGCCGTCTTCGGCTGGTAGCGCTCGATCTCGGCTTTGAAACGCTTGATATCGTCTTCCAAGCTGCGGATTAGTTCGCGCTGGCGATCGACATTCAAGTCGATCGTGAAGTCGCCGGGTGATGCGGCCTGGTTGCGCTCCAGCTCCAGGAGAAACGCCTTCGCTTCCTCCAGGCGCGTCATGGTGTCGGTGAGCCGGCGATTGTAGTTCGCCAGAGTTTGCGAGTCGTAATTGCCCATGCGGTCGAAGAAATCGATCGTCTCGATCAGGGCAGACTTCACGTTCGTGCCAATCGTGGTCGCGATCCGTTTGAAGCGCCTGTCGATCTCGTCGGCCTTGGCGATCAGTTCTTCATCCATGACGATGCCGAGCTCATGGGCTTCCTCGATAGTCGCGCGGATGCCATCCGCTCCCTGGTCGAGCAGCTCGACGAACCGCTCGCCGGCCGTTCCGCCGAAGATTTCGTCGGCGATGCGGATTTGAGCAGCACGATCGAGTGCTTGAAGGCGGCGGATGATTTCGACGAGCAGCGCCGAGGGGTCGGCGAGTTGGCGCTTCAGTTCGGATGCGGAGAAGCCGAGCCGAGCGAACGCTTCGGCGGCCGGTCCCTTACCGGTGACGATGAACTCGTCGGCGCGGAGGTTCAATTCCTTCAATCCATCGGTGAGGCTGTCCACGCCGATCCGGTTCTGCTCGGCGACATATTTGAGTTCCTGGAATTCGCGGATCCCGACACCGGCGCGCTTGGCCTCGCTGCCGATATTGGCGACGCCTTCCGCCACGCGGCCGATAGAGGCGACGATCTGGTCGAGGCCGCCGACAGCCAGGCCACCGGCGACACCGCCGAGCAGTCCGAGGCCGATCGTCTTCAACGCGCCGCCCATGCCGCGCGCGGCCTTGGCCATTGTGCTTTCCATCTTTTGCGCCGACTGCTCGGCGCGCCGCTCGATTGCCTGGAATTGGCGCTCGGTAGTTCGGCGCGCGCGTTCGAAGTCGCGCTCGTATTTGGTGAAGCGGCCCTCCAAGGCGACAATCAATCTTTCTTCATCGTTCATTGTGCGGTGTCCTTAAGCGGCGAATAGCGCGTCGAGTTCGTCGGCGTCGCGGTCATAAATGGATTTGGAATTGTCGTTGAGGCTGGCGAAGCGCACCGCCATCAGGGCGGCAACGGCACCGTCGATCTTGTCGCGGCTCTTCGACTTATCGGGCTTGCGGTTGCCGGCCGGGTCGCGCTGGACAAGGATGTTGTCGAAGTTCCAGCGCAGGATCGGGTTGCCGGCGTGGTAGAGCTTGCCGGTGATGATGGCGCGCTCCACCTCGTCACAAGCCGGGGCCATCGACAGATAGCCTTGCCGGCAATCGACGACGGGCAGACCATCGTTCATCAGGTTTTGCTGAGTTTTCTGCGCTCGCCACGGGTCAAACGCGATCTGGCGCACGTCGTGCTCGGCGCAGATGTTGCGGATGGTCTGCTCGACGAAAGCGTAATCGACAGCCGAACCGGGTGTCGGGATGATGAGGCCCTGGTCGGCCCATGCTCGATAATCGACGCGATCCTTGGCGCTCTTCCGGTTGAGACTGGCTTCAGGACAGAAGAACCACGGTCGGACGATGTAGCCGCCATCGTCGGTTGGCCAAGCAGCCACAACGGCGGTTAAGTCCGAAACGTCGGAAAGATCGACGCCGAGGAAGGCCGGCCGGCCCTTGAGCTTGTCGAAGTCAACCGGCACCGATGCGCAGCGATCATAAATCGCCATATCGACGAAGGGAGCGGCCGACTGGTCGAGCCATACGTTCATATAGAGCTGCTGGAGCACTTCGCGCTCCACGAGGCTGTTTTCCGCCTTCACCACGCGCTTGCGCAGCATGTCGAGCGACGGATAGCCGTGCTTCAGGCCGGGATTGACGGCATGCCAGACCGCTTCATCGCGCCAGTCTTCATCCTTGGTAGCCTCGAAGATAACAGGCAGGAGGCTCGGATCGGTGATCTCGCCGGCCTGAACCTTTTTGGCATAGCTGATCTGGTCATAGGCAAGGTTCTCTTGCCCGCGTCCGGCGGTGGTCAAGACGACCATGAGACTGTCGGACAGCTTGTCGAGCGCCGACGACATGGTCTTCCACAACTCGCGGTGCTTGTCGGTCTCCCATGCGTGCAGCTCGTCCACGACCACCACGCTCGGCGTCGAGCCGTGCTGACTGAGAGCCTGGGAACTGATCGCCTCATAGCGGGTGCGATAGCGCTTCGACGCGACGCGGCTTTTATAATCCTGGATCGATGCAATCCGCTTATAGCGCTTATCGAGACTGACGATCAGCGACACCTCTTCGAAGCACTCACGCGCCTGCTTGCGCGTTGACGCTGCCGACTGCACGAGGTTGCCAGGCACCTTTTCAGGGCCGAAAGTGTGCAGAAGCACGATCGCCGCAGCGAGCGAGGTCTTGCGGTTGCCACGGGGAAGCTGGAGCAAGAGGCGAGTATATTGCCGCCGGCCGCTCGCATCACGCGCGCCGTAGAGCTTGCGAATGATCCGTTCCTGCCAAGGGTCGAGGTTGAAGGGGTTGCCCGGTGCCGGGTTCTTCGGGTGCCGGTTCTGCTTGAGCCACGCGACGGCGCGCTCGCCGAATCCGAGCGGGTCGTCGATCGGCGAGCCGTCATCAATCCAGTCGGGCCGGAAGATCGCCATCAGTCGAGGAATCCATCCTCGTCTTCACCGGCATGCGGTGCGACACGGGCGCGGGAAGTGGGCGACAAGCCATATTCGGCAGCGAGCTGGCGAGCCGTCTGCATTGCGCGATTGAGCATGCCGAAGAGCTTGTGATCGAGCGCACCACCATTGCGGCGGGCTTCCTCGATCTCGCGGACATAGCCGCGCGCGATGCAAAGGTCTTCGATGCCGCCGAGGTCGGCGCGCGTGATTAGGCGATCCTCGATCAGCCTGGGAAGAACGCGCTTCCACTCGGCGCGCGCATGGGTGCCAAGGTGCTTCGGTGCCGGTGGCACCTTGCGCAGCGGATCACGATCAGGGGAGAGGGCCGGCTTGACGCCGCGAAGATGCGTCATCGGACGATCTCGGCGCGAAGCTCAAGGCCACGGCGACGGCCGATTTCGACGATCTCGCGGAGATTGTAGTGGGAGCCGTCGAAGGTGATCCGGTCGGCGGTCGTGATGCCGGCGAGGTAGCGAATGCGGAAGACGATCGTCGCGCGTTCCCCCTCGCCATAGCCGGCGAGGAATTCGGCCGTGGACTGGTTGACGATCTCGGCTCGCACGGTGGCGACCGGCGGCCAGGTCGCCGAGACGGCACCGGACGCCGCGACGGGCTGGGTGGCGCGTTCAATGGTGATAGCGCGATCAAGCTTGCCGGCGCGCATCAGACCGTCCACCGGATGAGCGCTTCGACAGAAAGGACGCCGTGGCCGTATGCCGGATCGGGATCGCGCGGGAAGACGGCGCGCGTGATCTTGAACTCGTCGATCTCGAAACCATCGGCTTGCGGTGCCTGGTCGAGGGCATTTCGCACCAT